TATGTTTGAGCGAGGCTTTGATCTCTTAGGATTAAAACTGGAAGAAGCTTCAGAACCCTTTGAAGGTGCGTGTACTGCAGTGCATCCTGTTCTTATTGAGTCTGCAGTTAAGTTCCAATCCAAAGCTACTCAAGAATTATTTCCTGCGTCAGGCCCAGTTAAGTCCCAGATCATAGGAGACATAACAGAAGAGAAAGAACATCAGGCTCATCGCGTAGATCAGTTTATGAACTATCAGGTAACAGAACAGATGTCTGAATACTTTGATGAGTTTGAAAGAATGCTATTCCATTTGCCTTTGATTGGTTCAGCCTTCAAGAAGATTTACTTTGATAGTAATCTTAATAGACCAGTTTCAGAATTTGTTCCTATTGATCAGTTCTATGTTTCTTACTATGCTACCGATCTAAGACGCGCAGATCGCTACACGCATGTTATCTATCGTTCTCCAGTAGAAATGAAAAGAGACATTGCATCAGAAATGTATGCAGATGTAGACTTGCCGTCAGCAGGAACACCGGATATGGCTCCGATAAGTCAGAAAATGGATACCATTATGGGCTTGTCTCCTTCTGGAGATCACGATCCACAGTATGTAGTCCTAGAACAACACTGTTATCTGGAGCTACCCGATCCTTTCTCTGATGAAGATGATATTGCTTTACCGTATATTGTTTCTATTGAAGAGAAAAGCCAGCAAGTTTTGTCTATACGAAGGAACTACAACAAGGACGACAAGCGTAAAGAAAAGAAAATCTTCTTTACTCACTACAGATTTGTACCGGGCTTTGGTTTCTATGGTATGGGGCTTATCCACTTCCTTGGTAACTTGACGATGACTGCTACCGCTGCTATGCGTAGCTTGGTAGATGCAGGACAATTTGCTAATTTACCCGGTGGCTTCAAAGCTAAGGGTATGAGGATTGTAGGTGACAATGATCCTATTGCGCCGGGTGAGTTCAGAGAAGTAGAGGCTACAGGTAATGATCTTTCTAAGATGATCATTAACCTTCCTTACAAGGAACCATCACAGACACTATTCCAGATGTTAAACTTTGTTACTGCTACAGCCCAGAAGTTTGCTGATACAACTGAACAGGTTGTTTCTGATGCAGCTAACTACGGTCCAGTAGGAACAACGATGGCGCTTCTTGAAGCCTCAAGCAAATTCTTTTCTGCTATTCATAAGCGTTTGCATAAATCACAACACGATGAATTTAAATTATTGGGTAGAATCAACTACGAGTTTCTCCCAGAAGAATCTATGTGTGATGTACCCAATGGTACACTTAAAATATATAGAAGTGATTTTGATGGTAGAATTGATATCATTCCTGTATCTGATCCAAACATACCTTCATCTGCACACAGGATGATGATGGCTCAGTTGGCTCTACAGCTTTCTCAGTCAGCACCACCGGGTATGTTCAATGTAGAAGAACTTAATAAGACTATTCTTTCTGCAGCTAACATACCTAACTTGGATAAGATTTTACCAGAGAAACCAGAACCTATTCCACTTGATCCTGTAAGTGATATTCAAGCTGCAGTTAAAGGAATGCCAATTAAAGCTTTTATTGGACAGAACCATCCTGCACACATTCAAGTAAAGACTATGTACTTACAAGACCCAATGAATGGTGCTAATCCAATGATGCAAAGGATTGCTCCTGTTCTTCAAGCTAACATTCAAGAGCATATGGTTATGCAATATCAAGAACAGGTCAACGGTGTAGCACAAGAACTTATACAACAGTATGGTCAAGAAGCAGCAGAGGCAGGTATTAATCCTCAAGACCCAAGAGTTATGGAAGAGGTTATGGCTCAAGCTGCACAACAAGTTATGGCTGCTAATCAAGCTATGGCTGCACAACAACAAGCTGCATCACCTGAAGCACAGATGGTTCAGATTGAACAGCAACGTCTGGGTATCGAAGAACAGAAAGTTAAGACTCAGATGGCAAAAGAAGCAGCTACTGCAGCAAATAAAAATAGAGAGCTTGATCTCAAAGAGATGGAAATACAGTTGGATATGTTCAAGGAAGGTGCTAATATTTCTACTAAGAAAGAAGAGAAGGAGCTTGACAGAAATGCCAAGAAAGCTATTGCAGCTTTGGATGCTCTTATCGATCTGGCTAAAACAGAGGCTGATATCGACAGAGATAAGACCCTTAAAGCTGCAGATATGTTAACTAAATTTATTGGAGAGGAGTCTAAAAGACAACAATAAAAATGAATTTTTGGGATGAACTAAATTTAAAATATGAAGAAAAACTAAGAGATACAAAAAATTCTCTTGCATATGGTAACGCTTCCAACTATGATGAATACCAGCACTCTGTTGGTGTTATAGAAGGAATAGAATGGGCCAAAGAATGCTTGAGACATATTGTGAAGCATAGAATATACGAAGAAACGGAAGGAGAATAATAATAATATGCAAGCAGTAAGAATGGATAAATCCATTAATAATTCAGATTGGATTACTGATGAAGATACAAAAATTGATTTGAATAGTTTACCTGACTTACCGGGCTATCATCTTTTGATTCAACCAGTATCAATTAAAAAAGAAACAAAGGGTGGGATCATCCTACCAGATAGAGTCAAGGATGACGTAGCTTATTTAACTACAGTAGGTAAAGTTATTAAACAGGGTGATCTAGCATACAAAGACAAAGAAAAGTTTCCGTTGGGTCCGTGGTGTAGCACAGGTGATTATGTTTGTTACGCTAAATATACAGGACAGAAGTTTGTATACAAAGGGTTGAAACTTCTTTTGATCTTTGATGATCAAGTAATTATGAAGGTCGAGCAACCTTCGTTGCTTGATCCTACATATCACCTATCAAATTAATATTTGTATAATAATACATAGTATAGTATTATAATAAATTATTACTACAGGGCGGGTTTAAAAATAAACCAATTCGTTAAGTTCGCTGTTAACGGGAATAAGAAAGGTACAAAATGAGTGATGTAACACAAGATGATGATTGGGCTTCAATTGATTTAAGTCCAGCAGGAAACGAAGAACAAGAACAGATTGAGATTGAAATTGAAGAACCTCAACAAGAAGAACAAGTACAAGCTGTAGAGGTTGATTCACAAGACATAGAAATAGAAGACCCTGCACAACCAGAGGTCATTCAAGAAACACAGGCTCAAGAAGAAGAAGAAGAAAAGCCCAAAGAACTTGAAGGCATCAAGACTAAGGGTGCAGAAAAAAGAATTAAACAGTTAATCAGACAGCGTAAAGAAAGAGAAGAGGAAGTACAAAAATTAAGAGAAGAGTTAGACGCTCTTAAAAATAGTTCAGTACAAAAAGATTTACAACTATCTTCAAGTTTAAAACATAATATTAATTCTCACGAAAATCAACTTGAAGCTACGATTGAGACAGCTAGACAACTTTACAAGCAAGCTGTTGAGTCTGGGGATACAGATGGAATGCTCCAAGCTCAAGAGAATTTAAGTAAGACTTATGCTGAAATGTCTCAAATAGATCAAAAGAAACAAGCATGGGAAGAATATAATAGATCAGTTGAACAAAGTCAAGAGCAACATCAACAAGCGCAGGAAGCTAGTACTGGAACACCTGAATACGATCCTAAAGCTGTTGAATGGGCAGGAAGAAACGGTTGGTTTGGAGAAGATCAAATTTTGACTGCCGCAGCTTTAACTATTGATCAAGAATTAAAGAATGAAGGCTATGATCCTTCAGATGATGATTTCTATGAGGCGATAGATAGTAGGTTACAACAAAAGTATCCTAATCGTTTCCAAGTAGAACAAGAAGAAGATACACCCCGGTTGCAGGATACGACAACAAATTCTGCTCAAGTGGTAGCTGGTGCATCACGCACACCTAAGACTTCATCGAATGGCAGGAATAAGATCAAACTTACTCAAGAAGATGTTAGACTTGCTAATAAATGGGGAATCCCACTTGAAAGGTACGCTGCTGAAAAGCTGAAGGTTGAGCAAGCTGACGGCGAATATACCAGTGTTTAAACTTAGCGTGGAAGGAGATTATATACAATGACACGAAGTAATGAAAAACCATCACGAGAAGAAGCTACAAGAGAAAAGACTCTAAGAAGAGTTTTCGAGGAACCTAATTGGCTTGATATTCCCGACACAGTACGACAGCGTTTTAAATCTCAAGGCATGTCGTTGCGTTGGTTGCGTATGACCCTGAAAGGTAATGAAGATATTCAGAACATGGGTAAGCGC